TATTTTGTTTCCAGCTTTATGAATGATTTGACTTTGCTCTTCTTCATACATTCGATATAAACCTCCGGGTATTCTGCCTTAACTTTGGCACTGTCAAATCTTGTCGTTTCATTTTCCGGGAAATAAGTAACCTTGAAATCATCGTTTTCGATACTGGTAACACCGTTTTCTTCCATCAAGCGTGTCAACTGCTCTTTATACGATTCTTGTTTTTCTTTAGCGTTCTTCAATACCTGCTCATTTAACGCAATCTGCTTTTGTATTGATAGCGGTATAGCACCATTAACAATTATGAAACCCAAAATGTCCAAATCTTTATCCATGCTTTTACCTCATTCCTTGCTGTTTAAACAAACGGAAACAGTTGTTCGATAAGCATTACCTAATTGGTTAATTGTTCCGTTCATTACAGCATCTACAACCTGGTCTGCAAAATGTTTCTTTTTAAAAGCTTCTCGAATAATCTTTTTAATATCTTCTCTCTGCTCATTTACAATTTCGATGATTGTATCTTCAACTTCTTTATTTAACAATTTCATAACATGATATTCAACTAAAGTAAATTTGTTATCTCTTTCGTAACTGCTCATTCTTCCATCTGTATCAACCTTTTGAGATAAAACAGCATTTACGATTTGACTTACTATTTCATTCTTTCCATTTAACGCTTCTGAAATTCCAATTAAAACAGTTTGTTTAACTGCATCTGCTAAGAAATTCTGATCAACATTCAAATCTAATCCAATTAAATTGTTTTGTGCCATATTATTTTTTCCCTTGCTTTCTTGTAATCATTGCTTGTGCTTGTGCTTCGGTCATCAAGATCAAACTGTCGATCTCAAAGTGTTTCATAACTGCCTCTGATTCTGCATCAGATAATAGACCTCGTAACTCTTTGATTGTTGCATCACTGGCTTGAACATCGGGAACTTTCTCAACTGGTGTAACTGGCTTGACTGGTTCTGATTTCTTAACTGGGGTATTCTTTTCGGGCATCTTACCAACACTCTTTAAAGGTTCTGATGGTTCTTGATCAGGATCATCGCCTGTTTCAACTTTATAAGCTTGTAGTAAACAATACTTTGAAGAATATGTTATGGCTTTTCCGTCAGCCTTATCGCCTGTATCAATTCCAACTCCACTCGACTTAATATCAATATATTCACTTGGCTTATCAACATTAACGAATCTGAATGTCATCACAACTCTTAAATAAAATTGTTTTGTAACTCCGTATGATTTTTCTGTTTCTATGACTTGTTGATCAATAATTTCATAATCTATCTGATGTGAATAAATGCGATACTTTTCCTCAATCGGTTTAACAGCATCCAATACATCAGCGTATGCAACAGCCTTATACGATGCAATCGGTTTTCCATCCTTGTCCGTCTTTGTCGTAACATTCAACTTCTTTTTTACTCTTTCGAGATCCGATTGTGCCAACAACATCTTTTGATAAATGTTGAGCTGACTATAATCCACTTCTTTAACTTCGTTAAACATATATCCTCTTTCCGCAATGTTGTAATTGCTTGGTTAACTTCACTATAATTTCTTATGAGAAACAAGTCAATAGTTTTTCAAACTTCACATAATTCATTTATTCCAGTCAAGCACCTTGGTACAGTAAGGGCATACAACCCAATTACTATAAACTACTCGACTACACTCACACGCACCTACATATAACTCAGGTGTCTTTCTACCGTCTGTGAATACTATACTTTCGTTATGCCCGATGATCTTTGGTTTAATCGGCTTCTTATCGTCTATTAGTTCTTGAAGTATGAAATAACTTTCTTTTGCTTTTGCTTTTTCATATAAACTAAAAACATAAATTGCATACCATCTATTCAACACTTCTTGATATTCTTTAATCGTGTGTTTCATTTTTTCCTCCACACAAGTATGCGATTAAGCCAATTAAAATCATCAATCCAGTAAATACTCCACCAATGATATACAGGCACATAACAAACTCATTAGTTGTCATCATCAGAACCATACGCAAGATCCAGCGTTCCCATCAGAGCTTTGTTGTTTTCGATTTCTGAATAGGCTAATATCGGTCTGATTGTATTGAAATAATGTGATCGTGCTGAGGCTATTTGTGTTGCGTTGTAAGCCTCAATGACTTCTTGGTCTAAGCAATCGATGTTTACATATCTGCCTTGACCATCGCCATCAGGTAAGTATATCGGACCAATTGGTCTTTGTTTACTGATGACATCCCTGATTAAGCGTTCAGATAACCCACCAAAGTCTGATAGATAGATGTTTTCACCTCGCATCATATACTCGATGATAGTCTGTCTTAGTGTCATCAAGTCACCGTCTTGTCCATAAATTCTCGTTAAATGATTAAGCGGTTTATAAGTAAACAAATCACTTTGTCGAAATATCATTATATTTTTCCTCCATCATTATTGCCAATCCATCACCAATCTTAGCCATCTTGTCATACAAGTCAATGTCACTAACGTGCCTACCATAATCAGCTAAAGCATCAACCTGCGTAAGAACATCGCTTATTTTAAGTATCATTTTATTTTTGATAATGATATTTGTTTTCTCATCAACAACCTTTAAAATTGCAATTTTGTTTTCTTTAGGCATATTCAGAATCATTGATGCCTCAACAATCTTTTTAACTTGTTCAGCATCCTTGATGTTCTTGACACACTGTTTGACTATTTCAGTCAAGTCAATATTTTTAAATGGCATTATGCTTTCCTCCATTGAATGTCGCTAACTTTCAAACCATAAGCTGATGCGATCTTTTCCTGAACCGATGCCTTGACCATTGACGGATCATTTTCCCATCGTGCTAATGATGTGATATGGCAACCTATAAGCTTAGATGCACTCATCAATGTAAACCCTGCGTTTTGTCTTGCTTGTCTTAAAGTCTTTTTCATTTCATTTCTTCCTTTTTAATTATCTTTCCTAAACACACTGTATGTTGATGGATATCACCGACAACCTCACACCATACCCTATCGTTAATATCAAACAACCCACAACAATCATGAGGATCATACATTCCGTCATCGTCAGCATCTTTGCCTAAGAATCTTACGGAATAGAAACCCCAGTGTATTATCGAATCTTTACGATCACGATATTTACCGAACTTTATGATTGAAAATTCTTTTGAATATGGTGAATAAACAATATCATCCACATACATATCTTTTCCTTTGGTATCGGGTAAGCCTGTGAATTGACCAACGGTATCACGCTTTACCCAAAATAATTGTTTTTCATCTTCGATGTAACAATGGTTAGCGTGAGATATCCACAAACCACCATAAACCCATTCTCCATTATCTACTCTTCGACCTCTAAACTTAATATCACTCACTTCATTTCCTCCGTTATGCCAAGTTTGGCAAGGTTTTCTTTATTCACTTCCATTAGATATACACACATTGAATACATTAAAAATAAAGCCAACATGATAATCAAGAAATACTTGATCGATGGTCTTAACCTGCGTTTCATTCATTTACCTAACGATGTTGTAATCGTTTCCTTTATGATTCCATACTACATCGCATTTCTGCATAAGTCAATACTATTTTTACATTAAATTGTGTGAAGTTATTTTGGCGTAAAACACATAAATATATAGAAATAACTTTACTAAGATGACAGAAATATGTTGATTTCGAGTATAGTCGAATAAATAAGTGTCTACTATAAGTATTTCGAGTATAGTCAAACTTTACTTAAAATTAAACCAAACCATGTAAGTAAAAATAATGTCCTATTTATTGTTTTAATATCGTTGAATGATATTATCTATTTGAAAAAGCGTTACAATTTCTGCACGATAATAACATTTTAATGTCCTATTTAATGTTTCATTTATTGCTTATGTGTATAATATGCACTAAACTACACATAAAAAAAAGCCACCCCATAAGGATGGCTATCTAACAATTAAATCCCACATCGATTTTATGAACAAGATCAGTATACCTGAAACTAAACCCCAACCAGCAAACTTTAAGTCCTTGATCTCTTGCTGAACCTTTGCTATTTTTTCGTCTTGAAATCCAAGCCTCTGATCAATTGCTTGGTGCTTTTCAAAATCAATTTTGGGTAGATTCTTTATTTCGTTTTTGATTTCTGCTAAAGATGTTTGTATCTCTCCCACTGAACCTTGAACTTGATTTGTTGTATCCTTTACTTCTTTAACCATTTCTAAAACAATTCTATTGCTTGTTGATTTCTCTGTCATTACAACTCCCTCCTGAATAGATTGATAATTAAATCTAATATCTGCTTGATAATACTCCACAATGACCACTGTGGCTGTTTCTGTGGCATTGGTGCAACGTTTGGCAATTCTTCGATAACTTGTTCATCCGTTGGTGTTTCTTCTTCTATCGGTTTTGTTTCGATTGGTTCTACGATAGGATCAATCACTGGTTCAACTACCTCAATGATAGGTTCTTCGATAGGCTGTAACGGTTCTTCAATAACTGGTTCAATGATAGGTTCAACTACTAAGGTTTCCTCGGTAGTTGGTTCAACTGGCTCAATCTTTATCGGTTCAACAATAGGCAGTTCAACAATTGGTTTGATTACCAGTTCTATAACAGGTTTAATAATCACCTCAACCGGCTTAACAATAGGCACAACTACTGTCGGCTTAGAAAACACATTAGTGCTATCTAATACAGCACAATAGCCTGTTACATCTTTATATGTAAGTTTAACCCACTCATAACCATTTACTTTACCTATGGATGACTGTGTTATATCAACCTGTGTAAGTCTTGGCAACAATCCATTTTGAGCATAGTCTGTAGATGGCTTAACTCTAATTTTCATATCATCTTTGCATTTGAAAGCCATTTCGTAAACATTGGCCATAATTGCATAGACTGGTGGTTTATAAACTTCCCACTTTAGATTGCCTAACTTTTGGATATCTTCATTACCTGCAAGATATAAAACTTCGTTAGCATACACACAGCCAACCATATCGGGTTTACCGTTTTTGTTTGTAACTCGTTTTGTTGTGTGTCCTATTGCAACTCCCATGTGATAATGTGCCGGGTATGTTGTAGGACCTTTAGGACCGAATCCACCCTCTTGATATAATCGCCCACCCTGTTCAATAATATCGCCAACCTTTAAATCGCTTACATCATTGTCATGCTCAAATAAGAAAGTAAGGTGAGTAATGCCCTTTAGTGTTTTTACTGGTTCAACTGTCCAAAACCAAACAATGTGATAATTTGGATCATCGTTTTTGACTACCTTAACTTTACAAGGTGCGTAAGCGTTTCCTGCACGACCATTAAAATCAATGTAGCAGTAATCTAAGTGTTGGTCATAGCATAAAACAGGATCGGGGTAAAGTGCGACCTCTACCCCATTTTCGAGCAGTTTTTCACCTGCTTTCATAATTTACTCGACAACTTCAACAGGTGGAACTGGTTCAACTATTTTGTAGTGTTCAGTAAATGCTAAGACAAACGATTCGATCAATGTATCAAGTTCTAATTCGCTAATAGGCAAGTTAGCAGCGTTCAGTAATTCTAACGCACGAGCTTTAGCCAACGCTAATTTTTCATCTGAACCAAGTGCTTTCCCAACTTGTTCAACATACTTAACGGTTGATTCAACGATCGATCTCTTTTGTTGGTCTGCAAGGAATATTTTTAATTTAAATCCAAGATATGATGCCAAAGCCACTAATAAAATCTGTGCAATATTCAATAATGAAGGCAATAACTGTTTCAGTAATTCTTCCATGTGTTTCTCTTTTCTCCCTTTAGGGCTATTTCAATCCTAATAATTCTTCTATTCTGTCTAAGCGTTCCTTGTCGGTAAGTGCCTTAACTTTTTTCTTTGCTTCATACTTTAATTTGATAACATTTTCCTTATCACTATCAATTTTCTTTTTGTCAGCGATTGCTTGAACTACTTTTAACAGTTTTTCATTCATAATGTTACTCCCACGATTTCAGCCAATACTGAAATAATATCATCTTGCGATATTTCAACTGTGGTTAACCTTTCTTCAATCGTTGGTTCAATAATTGTTTCAACAATAGGTTTAACTCCACCTTCAATCCATTGTAAACCGTTCCATTTTGGCAATATAAAACCTTGTGGACACGGTTCTTCAATAGTAAACGGCGTTAGTTCTTCCACAAAAGCATCTTCGATAAACAGACCGTTTTGGTCAATTATTCGTACATATTTCATATTAAGCCGCCTTAAACCTTCCTTTCACACGCAAATTCCCAGAACCTACAACAACTGTCAAAACACCTGTGGCTGCAATCAAGAATAAAGCAATAGCAACACCACCTGAACCGACAAAATATTGCGATAAGTCTGGTCTATAACCTAATGGGAATGTCATAACGGTACTACTACCGCCACTTATTGATAGTTCAAAATTGACAATACCAAGCGTGTCTTTGCGATACCTTAGTGGTTCTGCACCAACGGCAACCCAACTATTAACTAATGTTGGTGTTGACCACGCTTCTTGTGCCACGTTTGCTTTACTGTCATGAGTATGTAAAGTAGTGTTTCCACCGTCAGTTAAGTCTGTCATAACGCTATCGGCAACGAGTGAACTACCTGCGACTTTATCTACCTTGCCACTAATATCGGTTGTCTGCACATCTGCACTTAAAACTGAATCTGCAATAGATAAGCGTGAGCCAACTTTTACGCCACCTAAAACACTTGCTTCGGCAGTAGGCAAAGTATATCTATCGGCAGAATGATAATGTAATGTGCTATCTCCACTATCGGTTAAATCGGTAGCATTCACATCGCTAATATTATTTACTTCTGCACCTGTTTCAATACCACTTAACTTTGTTTGTTCGGCATCAGTATAATTGTTATCGGATAATTCTTTACCACTTACCTTGTCTACCTTAGCGAACAAAGTAGTATCAATAATATCGTTATTAGAATTTACAATAGCAACATCATAATCTTCTGTTGTTAATGGCTTTACTATACTGTAATTTGTTGTAACTGTTGACACATTAATTCACCCTCTTTCTTTTCATTGATTATTATTCCTTAGCTTTTGGTTCAGGTTTTTCAACATCTAACTTAGCAATTCTTTCCTTTAACGCAATGTTCTCAACTTTCAACATCACATTTTGTCTGTTCAACTCTGATAATTTTTGATCATATTCTTTAATAATACTTTCGATACTAATATTTAGTTTTTCCACTTAATCTCTCTTTCCTTGCTATTTAGCAATTTTATATCGCATAATATTTAAATCTTCTTCGTCTACTATTTTATCATAATTCAAGTCTGCCATCATATCACTACCACCTAAACCTAATCTAACTAACACTAAATCGGTTGTAGTAATCTTACCATCTCTATTCATATCTCCAATTTGATATGGCATGATTGATAAAATAATCAATGAAAATACAATAAGTTTTTTAATACATTTAATCATGTTATATGCTTCCATGTAGTCCAAGTAGTTCCGTTATGAAACATTCTTTGCCAAGGAGATGAATTAGTTGAAGCAATTGGTGTCCATCTTTGAACAACCCAATCAACACTATATGCAAGAACTTCTAATATTCCAATTAAACCTTCTGGTGTTTTAGTAGAATCATATAATTGGACAACACCTGTGGTTTTATATGTGTCTATATCTGGGTTTTGTCCACCTAAAGTATAAGCCATTAAATCTTCTACATGGCGACCACCAACCATATCCGAATTTAAGTTAGATACCAAAAAAGTTGATGATACTGTCAATTCGTTAGTAGATAAATAATCAATACTTGCCATAGAACCAATCAATACATCTCCCCACATCTTAAATGAATTAGGACTTGGATAACTACTTGTTGAAGTGATTGATGTAACAGATATTTCTCCTGTAACTTTACCTATTTGAATAATTGACTTAATCATTTTGTTTGGATTTGCTTGTGTTCCAGCAACAATTGCTCTTAATTGAACTAAGTCTGTTGTTGTAATAGTTCCACTACCGTTAATGTCATAAACATAATTATCATAATCTGTTGCAGTAATCAATCCAGCCATTATTTGCCTTAATCTTGCAATATCACTATTGTTATATTGTTTAGCGAACTCGTCTGATACATAGTAAATATCGTCATCAGTTATATCTAATCGACCAATCTTGCCACTTGTAGCAGTAATTTCGCCTGTGAACTTACCATTTACCGCCTCAATAGAACCATCAAGCAACACTTTAAAATAACTGTTAGCTGTAACAATACCCTCAAGAGTAATCTTGTCTGCATCAATAGTAATACCCTCTGTGGATAAATTGATAGATGCAACAACATCATCAAGACTTACTTTTAGTAAAATATCGTCTTGTAAAACCCTTATTTCTGCAATTGCTTTTTCAACTGCAAGTTTAACAGATCCCTGAATAACACTATTTTTTACCACATCAGACTTTGCTGGTGCTTTAGTGGTTTCTGTCAACCCTCCGTCATATGTTATTACCCTATTGAGCAAATAACTGTTTAGAGCATAATCTGTATCAATTTCGATAGTACAAGACTTTCCAATCGGCATACTAAAATCACATTGCCAATTGATACTGATCGATGCGTATGATAACCCATTAAGCACACCATAAATAGCACCAACTAAATCAGCCGGTGACTGTGCAAAGATATTATTGACAATCGTATAAACATTTGTTCCTGCACTACCATAAGAGATAACATCGCCAGTTTGAACAGCAACATTATCAATTACAGTATTTGCGACTTCGCCAACTCCTAAACCATCAGCATAATAATTTTCAAGCAAAATCTCTTTTGGTGTAAGATCATTCAAATTAAGTGTAATAATCTCTAACTCACCATCAATGTTGATCGTTGCATAACCACCCGCTAACTCTGAAATTGATTGCAATATTTTTCTTAATGTCACAAGATAAAATGACATCGATGCAATCTCATAACTATCATTGGCAAATGATTCTGTTGCCAATGGAACACCGGCTTGTGAACAGGCATCATTCAATACATCAAAAAGTGTGACTGGATATGTCAACCCTGAATCATCATACTCTTTATCAAACAAATACATACGGTCAACTGCTTTCAACGTTATGTATTCTGATTCCCTTGTTACGTCTGTGACAGTAAAATAACCAAGTGTTTTATATTCAATAGTATTATTTAATTGATCATGGGTATATGCGTTTAGTTGAGCATGAGTATATGCGTGTAAATCTTCATGCGTTGTGTTTTCTACTACACCTAATTCAAGCTTGAATTCTTTACCTGAGAAATCATACGAACTAAATACCCCATCATAATCGGTCAGTGTTGCTAATATGCTTCCGGCAACTGCTGTACCAATCTCAAAGGATGAACCAGTCAGCAATGACGAGGTAACAACTACGCTTTCGATATTGCCATCAGGAATGGATAGATCAATTGCTGTCATTTTTGCGTATATTGTGCGTGTTTCTGATCCGATTGCTTCCTGAAAAGTCATATCTTACCTCTCTTTCAAGGTTATATCTAACCCCTCCCACATAACCTCTGACCTAACGATCAATGATTTTGTGATATCCTTTTTGTCAATTGTGAATGACTTTGTTGTTGTTGATAACTTAGGATCAACATAGGTAACATTAAAGAACACAGGATCAATAGCTGTCAATAACGCACTCATTTCTGTTTGTGTCATTAAACCCCAACTAATATCCAAATACCTTCTTGTTCTTATCCTATCCCTTATGATCAGTCCTTTTGCGTTTGTTATATCTCTGCGATATTCATCGACTATTCTAGCCTGTAGACTTGTCGGTCCTTTAACTGCGACTGCACCAATTGTTAGTGTTGCCATATTAGACCTCGATCAGCGTTTTACCTGCCAAACGCTGTGTGTCATTTATTCCATCAATAATCGCTTGATAAACAGTTCCACCAATGACTATTTGAAACTGTGCATTGATAGGCTGTTGTGGTGTTGCTGATGGCATCGTAATGTAGTTATCAGATCCCGAATTAACAGGCATCCCTACCGTTGTCATATCTGCCATGTCCATTGATGCACTCTTAACCATTCCCAGTGTATCTGTCATCCCATTAATTAAGCCTTGACCGATATTATCACCAAACCCCGCAAATACCTTTGATGGTGACTTAATTCCCAAAGCCCATTTAAATGGTCCTACTATCCAACCCGGCAACAAATCAATAAAGAATTTGCCTATATTTCTAAACAGTGATCCAGCTCCATCTAAGAACCCTTGAATGACATTCTTGCCTATGCTAAACAAATCAATGTTTTTGAATGGTTTTAATATGTAAGTATCGATCAAAGCCAATGGATTAAAATGAACAATAACATAAATCAAGCCATCAAATGCCCCTGTGAAAAACTTTTTCATATTATTCGCCCATCCAGAAATAGTTGTTATGATTGAATCAAACAGTCCAACAAAGAATGACTTAACATTGTTAACCCATCCATAAATTGTCGCTACGATTGCGTTGAGAACATTTGTAAACATTATCTTCATATTTGTCCATAAGTCACTAAGCCACTTAATTACGGTATCCCAGTTTTTATATAGAACCCATATAATAGCAACTAAGGCAACGATACCTGCAACAATCCACACAACCGGGAATCCTAACCACGATGTATTCATTAACCATTGTGCCGCAGTTTGCAATATTGTGATTTTCTGTAATTGCTCAAACACCGTAACTGCCTTTGCAACGATTAATAGAATAGGACCAACCGATGCAACGATAGCGAGGAATGTTAAAACCATAGCCTTTGTATTTTCATCAAGTCCACTTATCCAACCCAATAGGTTTGTTATCGCCTGAATAACCGGGGTAATGATAGGTAACAAGATTGTGCCAAAAGATGCTGATGCTTCCTTTAAAGTTTCACTCAAGGATCTCATGCTGTTTGCAGTTCCATCTGATGTATTAGAAAAGTCTCCTTGACTATTCTTTGTCGCATCCATAACAAAATTGTATCTCAATTGGACCAACTCAGCTTGTGTCATTGTGTTTGCAACACCTTTTTGTGCCTTAGCAACCTTATCATTTGCATCGCTTAGTTTGACAGAAGCATCTATTGCTTGTGTTGATGCTTTACCGTATTTTTTAACCGCATTGTTATAATCTGTTTGTGCTTTCTTAGCATCATTCTGTGCTTTTTTAACTTTGTTTTGATCAACACTCATCGTGATAAGACCTTTATCTAAAGCATAGGCATTTAAAGTTGTTTCATTCATGATGATACCTAACCCTTTAAGTGATTCGGTTTCGCCAGTAAATATCCCCTTTAAAGCGTTCTGCGATGCTTCAAGGCTTATGTTTTTAAAAGATGATAAGTCACCGGCTAACCCAACAAGGCTTTGCCCCATTGTTGCCATTTTATCTTGTGGGATACCCATTGAAGTACCCATATCACCATACAATGCGATCATATCTAACGCTGTTCCCTTGGCAATACCAAACTGTTTAAGAGTAGTATCTCCCCATTTAATAACTTCAGGGCTTACTTCCTCACCAAATGCAACAGCGACTTTGTTCACTGTTTCGTTAAAGTCTGATGCACCTTTTATCATTGCACCAAAACCCGCTAAAATTGGTAAGGTGACAAAAGTGGTCATTGATTTTCCTACTTTTTCAGCACTCTTTGAAAAATCAGCCATTTTCTTATCAACACCGTCTATTCCTGATATCGCACCTTTGGTATCGGCTGTTATCTCAACGGACATCTGTGATACATCACTCATTTTGCCACCTCCTCTTTTCCTTTTACTTTTCCGCCCAACACTGCGTTGATGCGTAATATCTCATTAAACATATCCTTATCTGTTTGTTTTGTTTTTTTAGTCTTTTGTTTAGGCATGAAATCATCCACCTTAAACACCTTGCCTTTTTTACTCCTCATTGGAACAAAATTAGCTATTGTCGCACACAATAATGCGTTTCTGCGTAAGTTCATCTGTTCTTGATCCTTTATGAACTTTGTGCGGCCTTTTACATATACAAAGAAATCGCTCGGAATCATAGTCCAAAACTCATTAGGCTTTAAACCTAACTCACAAGCGATTTCAAAGTATGTTTCTGCAAGTGGTGAAAAGTGGGAAACTACTCCCCCACATCTTCAACTTCATCTGCTTTTTCTTTTCCACCAATGGATTCACCCAAAAGTTTGATCGCATCATTGGCAAGTTTTGTAATATCACCGTTGATTTCCATATACTTTTGGATAAGGTTACCGGATGCTTGTATAGTAAATCCGGGAAGTTTCCACTTCAACCCACCCCAAATAACACATCTGATCGTATCCATTCCAACTCTATCACCTGACATCATAGTGGTTATGCCTACTCCCATAACCCTTTCAATGTCACATACAGCGTTGAAATCATACTTTAAAGTATAATGCTTACCATCAACATCAAACCCAACTGTTCTTTCCATCTATTAAGAACCTGCTGAAAGCGTTGGTTTTCCACTGACTTTAATCGATGCACTGAAAGCGACTTTATCATCGATAGGGGCTTCTGTGCTTAATGCAGTGATAAATCCATTAAATGCCCATGAACCTAAATCATTAGGGAAAGTAATAGTCATCGCAACCACATCCCCACTGTCTAAAAGCGTTTTCAAAGCAAGTTGTGAGGCAACCAAAGATAAGATTCCGTCAAGATCAACTGAACCTGCATCTTTTAGCCCTTGCTCAAACTCACGATACCCATCAACTGAATCATGAGTAGTAGTATCGACTTCATCAGCCGAAATATCTAACCCATTAATTCCAGTAAGTGATGCAACTGGTGTTAAAACATTACTGATCGTAATACTTAAAACTGTTCCTTGTGCAAACATTTGTTTACCTCCGTTTTTCATTCATAATGACTAATCAAGAAATCAAGCATGACACCGAACTGTTTTGAAACACTATCATAAGTGTCAAACTCGTTATCTAACTTGATATTCGCAATTGTTTCAGATGTATGGTCAGCAATGGCATATAATTCACTGGCCGATGTTTTGGCTTGATCATATGTTGCTTGATAGACATTCACCTGTATTCTACTGACTGCCATACCATCACGACCACTCAATGTTTGGGATCTTGGTGACGATACTTTAGACATTGTAATATAAGGCACTGTTTGTTTTTCCAATGCCTCAATGTAATTTATATTTGCATCAGGTATTGAACTTAAACCTAATACAACATTTCTAAACTCTTGTTCGATCAGCATTTCACTCACCTACTTTCGCCAACAGGTTTTTGAATATGTTTTTGATTTTTATAATGTTCTTGTCAAGTGCCGGTCTTAAATACGGATGCCCTTGCATAAACTTCGTTCCATATTCAACGTGCTTAGCATACTCAACATTAGTTCCAACTGTAGCAACATCAGGTTTAACCTCATAGGTTATCGATCCTTTTAAACGACCTGTATCAACAGGGCATTCAATTTTCGCATCCTTTTCAACCAACATCGCACTTGCCAACAGTCCTTGATACCTTGCCTTATCAATTAAAGGCTTAATATCTCTTATAGACTTGTTGATTTTTACCTTGACTTTTATATCCATCAGATCAACTCACAGTCTACTTGCATCAACTCACCAAACCCCATCACGTCATTAACTGTAGTGATGTTATATGAATTGCCATCAAGATAAACCCTGTCTTTTGTCTTAATGTCAGCAATCCTGCAATACATCCTATGGGATGATTTTGTTATTGGCTTGTTCGATGAATTGACTTCACCGCCATACCCTGTCGGCATCTGTCTTAGCACACCTTGAACGGTAATGTGGGTTTTAAAGTCATTGATTGGACCGCCTAATGCACCTGTTGAACCTGAACTTCTTTGAATGATGATCGGATAAAAGTAATTTTCAATGTTCTTAATCATAATCATCAATTTCTCTAATGATTCTGACAGGTTTAATCAAGTATGCCTTACGATATTGTGATAACCTTTTAGCAAATGCACCAATCCAAGATGAATCCCCGGAATTGTATGAAACTGAGTAATCTCCCAACGTTTCACTTTTTATGTTTCCGTTGTTGTCAGTGTTGTATGCTGTAATCTCTGCGACTATGTCAATAATGTTTTTTGGAATTGCTAAACCCCATACGCTAAACAATGGTGTATGGATACTTCGTGTTTCAGCAACCATTGTAAATCCTGATGCCAAAACTAACTTACTCCCTGAAATACTCGCAATCTTATAAACTCCATTATTCAAGATCGATCCGTCTATAGCGATGTATTGTCCTGCAATGAACTTATCGGGGTAAGCAACGGTAACTCCGTCAACTAAACACGCTGTTGCATCACAATAATCGTTGATAAAATAATTGTTAAGATAACGCAACACGCTTTCGAGCATTTTACACCTCCAACAATTTCATCAAATCTGCTTTTTTAGACCTCTTATCGTATTTGATGCCTTTTGCATCTAAAGATTTACATACCTGTTCTTTTGTAACCTCAACTAACGCTTCAACTACAATAGGCTTTTCAACTGGCAGACTTTCCTGTGGCTTTACAGCGACTTTAGGTTCAACTACTTGTTTATACCCCATCCGTTTGTATTTATCCCACTGATTGTCTGCAATGGTCTTAAAATGACCGATTCCTCTTACTAACATTTTGTTTTTCCTCCAAATAGGTAAGGGATGCTAATTAAAGCACCCCTTTTTCCTAATGTCCTAAATTAAGATCCTGAAGCTTCGGTATGAAGATAAATGCCTTTAGTCTTATTCGCAAATACCAACATATCGTGATATAAACGATAGTCGTACTTGAAAGCATCTGCATTGATATTCTGATCAGGATTGAACAATCTCGGTTTAGCGTGTTTCTTCAAGCCCATTACTGCGTTGGTATCAACCAATAAGAAGTTAATGTCTAAAGCACCAACTGCCTTGACATATCCACCAGCAGTTTGTCCACCAGTCGTTCCATCATATAACGTAATCGAATCATAGAAACGATCTTGAGGAACTACGATAATCGGACTGCCATCCAACGTTTCGATTTCACGATTGATGGATGCGTTCCCTGCGTTTACAACTAACTGTCTAACAATCAGACTTGATTGTTTCAAGAAAGTATAAACTTTAGGGGAAACGAAAGTGATAACAGACGATAAGTTTACAGAAGCGTTAAGCATAGCCTCACGACCTGCATCAAGTGCTTGTATTGCGGTATCTTTGGTAAGATCAGCATCAACTTTAGTACCTGCGAGATCAGCCATGACTGCGAATCTGTAAGCATCAACTTCGGGGATAACTTCCGTACGCATGAATTGACCTGAAATAGCACCAACTGCGGTATTGATGGTTTCCTCATTGTCCATCGTATCGATGGTGAATGAACGACCACGATCCTGTGTCAATTGGAAAGTTTCCCAACTGAAATTAGCAGAACCAGCAACGAATCCACCAGCTTTGTCATAATCTGCCAAACCATCAACGGTAACCTTAGGGATCAACACTTCATTTGCGTTCTCGGAATTTCTAACCCATTCAGGTTTCGCATCCAAGATTGAAGTTAAAGCGGATCTTTGATAAATCTCATCCAATAAAGGTAAATACTTTTTCGCCAAAGCGATTACATTAGCCATGTTTTGTCCTCCGTGACATTCCGTATTTAACGGATTTTATTTTAAATCAAATGAAGCCCTCATCTGTGCATCAGTAATATCAGATGCTTTTGAACCTTTGTTCTTATCATCCTCACCACTGTTCACATCTTTTTCGAGGAATAACCCTGCCTTTTCAGCCCGAATCGTTGCGATGACTTTATCAGCACCTACAATGCCCTTGTCATCCAATTCGATTGAACCTACATACTTCTCTGTAAGCAAATCAACAGCATCCTTGTGAACACCACTGTTTGAAAGTAACTCTTTAAGTTGAACTTTCTTTGTAATCTGTGCGATGTTCTTTTTCGCTGTTTCCTCGATCTCTGATGCCTTAGTTGTCAATTCAGCAATCTTCTTTTCGTAGCCATCAACAGAATCAGCCTTTTGTTTTAAGGTTTCCATTGCGACTGTGTTATCTTTGACCTGCTTTTTCAACTCATTTTTCTCATCATTGACTTCGTTAAACTTCTCTTTCGGCATCATATGTTTAGGCATTTCCTTATTGATCTCGGCAATTGCACCGTCAACCTTGTCATCCTCCAAATACTTAGCCAATAACTCTTTAAGCCATTCCATGTTGTTTCCTCCGAAAGTTTATAGTGTTTTCCACTGTTTGAGTAGCGTTTTATGCTTACCGCCAAGCGTATATGTTAACAGGTTTAACTGTTTACATCTTTTAAAGTCATAGCGTTATCATATTCTTTAATATATTCAACATAAGCCTTTTTAACTTCATCAGGTGCATCATTTTTTAGATGCCATCCTGTAATATCTGCTATAACCCATTCATCAAACCAATTGGGCTTTGTCTGTGTCATTTAATTAATGCCAACCTTTCTTTAACTGTTATCATTAACTGTTTGCTAAACTCTAATGCGTTCTTTTTATTACTTACCGCATCGGATATTGCCTCAGCAAACAATTCACTCTTATTTACCATCCCATATTTTCCAACCTTTTTGGTTATTAAAAACGCCTCTTCTGCACTTTTTGCACCCATCCTAATTAGTGTTTTATCAATCAAACTTTCTGCAACTATATGATTATTCCACATAGATGTAGCACCACTGATTGTTTCATCGTTAACAATTGTCAACTCAAGCATATGTGCTTGTTCGTGTGTAAATATTGATTCAATAGATGCACCCTTAGGATGAAATCCACCTCTTATGTTATCTTTCATGTTATGCGAAAATAATTCATAATCTTGGCTCATAAATGTTTTATTTACACTTATATACATATCGTTAGGATTGAACCTCCCCACAGTCCCGTTTATATCAACCCCATTTATTCCCTTTACAAACCCTTTTGTTTCAGGAAATTCGTTATAGAACTTTTGCATACCAACACTGTAATCTCTTAAAATATCATCATCAATATTACTTGGTATGTTTTTGGTATCTATCCCATATTTCTTAAATAAATCCATACTCTCTTTTCTACTCTTAGGATTAACTATTTCATTTTGTTTAGCACTTTCAACGGTCTGTTTTGCTTTACTAACAGGATTCGTTTTAGGAGTGTTTTCACTCGGATCTTTTGCCAATTCATCAAATGGTATTCCATCGATGCTGTTTATCTCGTTATACATGGTACAACGACAATTAATAACCTCTGATGCTGGTCCTGATGGATCAAGCGGTTTCATTAGTCCATTGCTGAACTTCTTGTCAATGGCCACTCTTTCACCGTTCATTGCTCTGTGTGATGGTCTTGTACGGTCATCATCT